GTGCCCCGCACACTATTACTTGGCGGCAGTGCCGCGAAGTGCTAGTTCCGCCCACCAATACAGGTGGACGGGAGTGCCCGTGACTGGTGGATACCAGTCAACCCACTCTCGCACATACTTGTGCCTCAAAGTGGATACCCTAGTAGTGCTCCTTTCATTAGGTTCTTCTCTGGGGACTATTCCATACTTCTGTAAGAAGTATAGAAAGAGTTGTCGACTATCGTCAGCAACCCGTCTCGTCTCTTTGATAAGATACCCTTTGAAGCGAGGGGTCCAACGTGGATCCCTCTTCCGGTCATGGTTAGTCCGGAGGAGTCCCTGGCTGTACGCTGTCTGTACATCAACGAAGATGCCAGACGTAGTACTGTAGTTATAAGGAACGAAGGGAAGCTTATTCTCTTCGATTAGAGATATCAAAGTTCTTGATAGCTCACCCTCCTTAACTACTACTGATGCCAAGCCATTTATATTATGGCATAGGATAGCCTTTCGGTTATCCAAAATGCGAATATAGAATGGCGTAACATCGATACCGTTAAACCAGTCAGTACCGCAGGACTCTCGAAAGGGCCCCTCGGTATAACTTTTGGCTTGGTTTAAACGGAAGCCAAGGTATGCTAACAGCTTGTTTAGTTTCGCAACTAGACAGGTGGGGATAATAATATCATCCCCATAGACGACAAACTTTCCAGGTTTGGCGCCTACTGCTAAACATGCACTAGCGAAAACAAGAGTCTCGATAGCAAAAGTGGCTCCGTTACCCATAGAAGAGAACTTAGCATAGGTCTTAAAAGACCCATCTTTGTCCTTCCAACATGGAGAACGTACATCTGACAGATAACGCGCCCACCTACTCGGAAAGAGTAGATGGACCACGTTATAGGCCAGTGTGTCACTTGCCATTGAAAGATCTATAGTGGCATATTCGCCACTAATCGAACCTTCTTTGGCGAGCTCTTGGTTTCGGAACTGGTTGTGCAGATCGCATCCCCATCTAGGGAGACGATCTTTCACATACGCATCGAACGCGAGCTGAAGTGGGACATTTCCCGTTGGCTCGCATGCCATTGTTCGATGAGTCTTCCAGTTCTTGGGTACGAACTCAACTCTATTAGTAACTGTTGTCCTAAATGTTGGGGCTGAGTAACCATAAAAGTTACGTAGCGCCTCCAGATAGGGAACAGCACTTGGTGTACAGTCTATACGTCTACCTAATTTAAGGTAGGGTATGGACTTACGCCGCGATAGAGTTGAAGTAGCCCCTGACGTCACTCTTATTCTTCGAGGAAGTTCCTCTAAGAAACGTGTGAAGCCATCCAAGTCCTCTTTAGCTCCTCCCGAAAGGAGGTTTGCTATCGAGAACTGCATCTTAGAAATCCACAAGCGCAGATCCGGATCATTACGATCAGGCTGGGCGTAGTAGAAATCTAAGCGCCGGTTGGTTATCCTACAAAGCTTTTCTCCAAGGAGAAAGTTCTCGTAGGCAGCCGGCTCGCAGATGGACTCTTCGATGAAGGTTTTATTCTTCTTGAAGAGCGCCTCTACTTGACGTAGAGACCTAAACACGTCGATCCCATGACATGCGGAATCGTAGAGTGCCTGAGCATCAGCCAGACTTGCTAGGTTACGCGAACGAACGTAACCGAGTAGTTTCTTTCTGAGAGGCTCAGGGCAGTGGCTTGATGGTAAGTCTCGAATATAACCTCGACATACGTCGTAAGTTAATTGCAAGGGGTCCATTGTGGATCTCCTTAATTCTAGTTAACCCAGGGCTCCGAACCTTCAGAATATGGTTTCTCAACCATATCAGTTGGTAAGTCGCCCCCGAGGACATCAAGGATGCACATTCCGTAGGGTTCATTGCTGAACCCACACAGAACTGCACCCAAGAGAACGCCAGCCACCAAAAAGATTGGTGAATGGAAGTTCATCAGGAGAGAAACTCCTGAGTGTCCACTGTGTTGGCAAACTCGTCGCCCGCGATAATATCACGGAACGTAGCGAGTGCTGCCGCCACGTCGGCCGCAATCCCATTAATGGGAAAACGGACGGTTACTTGGAACGAGACTTTACTATCTAGTGAATCACCGTTAGAGTCTTCAGTAGCGTAAACAACGTTTACTGTCGATTCTCCGACGGATTGATTCCCTTGAGGCACCTTTCTCTTCTGTATAACAAGCCTAGGCTTGCTTGCAGTATGAGCATTCAAGGTGAAAGTGCGAGAATCCCCCATAGTGGAGAATTCCGTGAGTGCAGTCGTCATGGCTGCCATATGTTGCTCCTTTATTTCGATTTAGTTAGCTGTCGAATGAGGTAGAACAAATCTACCCCTTTCCATACATCTAAGTTAAATCGTGTGAACGGCAATATTGACACGGAAGTTGGAATCCGCTTCTCCCAAATCACATTCTCGACACGCTTGCAGGTGGTAAAATCGTCAACGACGTATTGCGCACCTACATTTGTGACGGGAAAGCCAAGTGTCTCAGACTCACGAAGGATGGTGACTTTCCACCCTCCAGAGGCCTGATATGCTTTGGCAGTTGTGAGAAAAGAAGCAGCGGAAATAGCTTGACCAACACCTAAGAACCAATCCACGACGAATGAGTAGGGAACTATTTCCCACCCAGTTTGTAACGGATTGAAATCAAAGGTTTCGAGCTTAATATCAGCAGTAACAGAGCCGCGTAAGGATAGGTCCACTTTCGTACGAATACGCGAGTAGACACTAGCCGGGCGGCCCCAGCCAATGCTAACATTTCCCTCGAAGTCAAGGTTCTCCCAGTTACTCGATGCACCGACGCGTTCAGAATATCTAGACAATTTGCCTAGTTTCTTCTCAACCGCCTCGTTAAAGTTGATAAAGTCTGCGTAAAGAGGACGTAAACCATAACGTCCGCCTAACCAGGCCGTTTCAAACTTATCGCCAAGAGTCCTTCTAGCCCTCAGCGCCTTAGTGGAGAGTAATTCCCACGTTCGGCGAAGGTCTGTAAGTTCTGCAATGGCGGTTAAAGCATCGAATCCGTAAGAGTCAATCTTTGCTGCAGCAGCTTGAACGAACGGTTCGTAGTTTTCACTACAAGCCGAACGGACTTCTTCTCGCAGCGCGGATTCTCCCTGCAGGCCAAACAAGGGAACGCCATTTGAACTGTCTTCCGTATCACACGGATATCGAGTCCAGTGGCCCCTTATCTCACCTGTGGTGTAGGTCGTCTCATATTCAACCTTTTCAAAGTTGGTATGAGGCAACAACTCTCCACGGGCTTTACGAGCATGAAAGTTCGGGATACATTCCCCTCTCTTCCATGAGCTACTTCGCTGCACTAAAGCGTTCGGTATATTAGCCGACCCTTCGGTCGGGTTAGTACACGGACCCCAATAGTGATAGAACGTAGTTACGACATCCGGTGTGGACGTCGCCTTGTAAAGCGTATCTGGGTTACAACCCATTGCTATAACTCCAACAGTACGACTCGCCGCATAAAAGCCGCGTGTCAGAGGCCACTATGGACACGTTCGTGAGAACGTGCTGCCCCCCGATAGGG